CACGAGAAGAGAGAGGCGCTCTTTGCGGTCAACTTGCCGCACAGCGCACTCATCATCATCAACCAGCAGCTGCCGAACCTCGACTTCGATATCGCAATGGAAGCAATCGAGGTCTACGCCCAGCGGAAGCCCTACAAGGGCTTCTACATGCTGAAGTACATGGCGATCTACGAACGCGTCGCCGAGGACCATCCGCGCGGGGGAGACAGGGCGCCTGAGGGCGCCCGTCCCCCCGCGAAAACGCTGGACGACAATGGATGGAAGCACGACGAACGCGCAGAGCGTGAGGCATACGAAGCGTTGCCGGACGTGGTCAAGGCCGATTGCCTTCGGAAGTACGGCGATTACGGCTGGCGACCAGGGACGCGTCAGTGGCGATTGCTCTGCCTCAGGGCGGCGGCGGGAAAGGACGTGGAGTGCTATCGCGTCCACCCGCCGTTTGCTTCCCGCGCGTATGACCGTGAGCGCGACTTCAAGATGAAGCAGGAAGAGATGGAGCGCACCGGCTACGTCCGCCTCATTGAGAAGCTTCGCCGCGAGGTCGAGAAGCTCGGAGGCAACATCAATGTCACGGCGTGAAACCGACTTCGAGTGGGCCGAGCGGCAGGAAGCCGACGTGCGCAACATGCAGCCCGAGCGCAGCGTCGAGTTCCGCGAGGGTCCGCATCAAGACAAGCAGCTGGAGATGTACCGGCAAGGGTGGATTGACGCCATGCACAAGGTTTCGGTCGCCGAGACGCTTGCCAAGCGCGTTCTTGCGATGCAATTCATCGACGCGCACGTTTGCCCGACGCATAGCCTGTGCATCTACTGCGACGCCATCAAGATCGCCTTGCAGATCGAAGGGAGGTCGCGTGCACGCTGAACATGCTGAACTCATCTCGGCGCTTCGCCGCGAGAACCAGCGGCTTACGGTCGAGAACGCCGAGATCGGGCACCTGAGGTCCATCATCGACGCGCAGGACCAGTTGCTCAAGCAGGCCGCGAAGCTGCTGGCGGATTCGCAGCAGACCATGATCAGGCAGCAGAAGCTCCTAGATGAGGCGCTGAAATGCCCTTGAACAGCCGCGCAAAGGGCGCCGTGGGCGAACGAGAGCTAGCCGATGAGCTTGTCAGGCTGGGGATGCTTGCGCGCCGCACCGTGCAGTACAGCGGCAAATCGGGTGATGCAGCCGATCTTGTCGTGGATGGACTCGCCCTGCACGTTGAATGCAAGCGGACCGAGCAAATCCGCATGGACAAGTGGCTCGAGCAAGTGTCCGTTGATTGCCACGGAAAGCCGTGGATCATCTGCTTGCGCCAGAACCGACGCCCGTGGCTGGTCATCCAGACGCTCGACCAATGGGCAGCAGTTTCCAACGCTGCCGCGTATGCCCGCATGAAGCGGCAAGACCTGATCGCTGGGGCGATGGATGCCACGGAAGCACTTTGAGCACAGCCCGCCGTTCAGCCGGCACATGAAGGCCAGGCCCAACAGGCTCAAGGGCCAAGCATGGACCAACCTTCGCACCCAATGGATACGCAACCACCCGTGGTGCGTGAGATGTGGCAGTCCAGGCGAGGAAGTGCACCACGTCGTGCCGCGCGCAATCGCGCCCGAGCGCACCTTAGACGTCACCAACCTCGCAACGCTGTGCCGTTCGTGCCATCATGCGCTGCATAACGATGCGTAAGGTGCCCGTTATGTACGCGAGAAAAACCGCGTTTTTGGCTCAAAAATGAGGGTGGTGGAGGGGGTAAAAACCTCGTTTTTAGCGTCCTATGGTGCCCGTCCGCAATCGGCAAAAATTCACACGCGATCCTGCGCCCTTTTTTGGCGACCTGTGGCGCATTGGTACGCTATCTGCGTGGATCTACGCGAGGTTTCAGGCAAGGTCGATGGCTACGTCAGTTCCGTGGAGGATGGGCGGACGGTCGCTGGACGGTGGATATACGCCGCGATGCGTCGGTGGCGCTCGGATATCCAGCGCACCGATATCTACATGGACTGGGAGACGGTCGCGCGGATCGAAACGCACTTTTCGACGCTGACTCTGGTCGGCGATGACAGCGGCAAGACCTTTGAGCTGCACCCGTGGCAAAGCTGGGTAATCGCAAACCTATGGGGCTGGCGCTACCGCGAGGACAACCGCCGGCGCACGAAGCTCGGCATACTCCAAGTGGCGCGCGGAAACGGCAAGACGACGATGGCCGCCGGGCTCGCGCTGTACGACCTGTTCCAGGGCGACGGCCGGCGCGTGCACGTCGTCGCCAACAATGAAGAGCAGGCGGCCATCTGCCTCGACACGGCGCGCACGATGATCCGACGGCAGGAGCGCGACGATACGTCGGTGCTCTGGGACCGCATCGAGATCAAGAAACGCGACTGCCTGATGACCGGGCTGCCGGCGCTAGAGCGCGCGCTCGACGGCCTGAACCCGTCGTTCTGGATCGCCGACGAGGCGGCCGAGTACAAGGGCCGGTTTCTCACGAAGCTTCTCACAACGGGGAGCAAGCGCCGCGAATCGCTCGGCCTGATCATCACGACGCCAGGGGCGAACCCCGAAAACATCTACGGCGAGCTCGTCGCAAACGCCGAGAGCATCCTAAAAGGCGAGGTCGAGGACGATTCGGTCTTTGCCGCTCTGTACGGGATCGACCCCGCCGACACGCCGGACGACGAGGCTGCGTGGCCGAAGGCGAACCCGGCGATGGTGCACGGGCAACCCGACCGCGTCAGCCTGCGGCGCAGCTGGAACACGATGAGGCGCACGCCGATCGGACGCGCCGAGTTCGTGCGATATCACTGCGCCAGGACGGACGAGAACACGGGCGGCTGGCTCGACATGGAGCTGTGGCCGGGCGGCGAAACGCCCGACCTTGAGAAGCTGCGCGGCCGGCCGGCGTGGCTCGGCCTCGACCTCTCGAAGTCGCTCGACATGACGGCCTTGATGTTGGCGGTCCCGCTTGACGACGGCCGCGTCGCGCTCAAGGGCCACTACTGGTGGCCGCTGGAGAACGTGCGCCAGCGGGAGCTCGACTACCGGATGCCCGTGCGAACATGGGCGGCCGAGCGCCGGATCACGCTCACGCCCGGCCGCGAGATCGACTACGAGAGCGTTCGCGCGACGATGAACCGGCTGCGGGAGGAGTTCGACCTACGCGCCGTCGGCTACGACTCCTGGGGCTCAAAGTATTTGGTCGAGGCGTGCGAGGCCGACGGCATCCCCATGACGGCGTACCGCATGGGAATCGCGACATTCGGCCCGGGATGCCAACTGTTCCAGAACCTGTGGGCCGGGGGAAAACTGGTGATCGGCGACGACCCGATCATGCGCCGGGCGTGCGCCGAGGCCGTCGCGCAGCAGGATCGGAACGGGAACATCCGGCCCGTGAAAAGCCGCACGAACTGCATAATCGACCCGCTCGTCGCGTCGATCATCGCCATCCACTGCTGGGGCGGGAAGCGCGCGAGCTGCTACGAAATGGAAGTATAAGTTCCACTTGTTGCAATCCGGTGTTTAAAGCCACTAGTTAGTTGACCATGACGGGAAACTAGCAGCGTGCTGCGCAAGCTGCTACAGCGCCTGTTTGTCGGACCGTACAGCGCCACGCTCCTCACCGATGGCGGCGGTTCGATTCCGTTCGTGACCGCGTCGAACGCGCTGCGCTATACGCCCGTGTACCGCGCGGTGTCGCTGATCGCGAACGACTGCGCGCGCGTCGAGCTCGAGGTTTCTTCGGCCGGCGCGGAGTCGCTCCTCGCAAATCCGTCGCCGCTGATGAGCGGCCACGAGTTCCGGCGCGCGATGACGATGCAGCTCCTGCTTTGGGGCAACGCGTTTGCCGCGATCAACAGGACGCGCGGCGGCGAGCTGCTTGAGCTCATCCTGCTCGACCCCGACAGCGTCAGCCTCGACACGACGACCGCCGTGCCGTTCTACCGGACGCGCGCGTACGGCGACCTTCAGCTCGACCAGGTGCTGCACCTCAAGGCACCGAACACGAACGGACTCTGGGGCGAGTCGCCGATTTCGCTCTGCCGGACCTCGCTGCAGCTGCTCGCGGCGCAGGAGGACATGGCGCTCAAGGCGTACAGCAACGCCGGAAACCCGAAGATCGCGCTGGTGCATCCGGGTCCGCTCTCGCTTGAGGCGCGCCAGCGCATCATGGCCGACTACGAGGCGAAGCACGCCGGCACGGCGAACACCGGCAAGCCGCTCGTCCTCGCCGAGGGAATGCGCATCGAGCGCATTAGCTCGACGCTCGACGACGCCGGCCTTCAGGCCGCGCGGCAATACAGCGTCGGCGACGTGTCGCGAATCTACGGCGTGCCGTCGTCGTACCTTTCCGAGAACGTCGGCCCGTCGTACGGCACGCTGGAATGGCTCTCGCGTATGTACGTCGACGCGTGCCTGCAGCAGTGGCTCAACGTCTGGAAGGCCGAGGTTCTCGCAAAGCTCTGCGCACCAGGCGACACGGTCACATGGGACACCGACGAGCTCGTGCGGCCGGGAATGGCCGAGACGATGGCCGCGCTCCGAACCGCCGTCGAGGCCGGATTCATGACACGCAACGAGGCGCGCGAAGAGCTTGACCTCGCGCCGCTGCCCGGACTCGACGCGCCCATCGTGGCGCTGAACATGGGAACCGGTGGCGGCTCGACCAATCTCGGCAGCGACACGTCGGCGCAGGAAGGAACCCCCAATGATTTCTAGGCGGAGCGTCGAGGCGACCGAACAGAAGCTCGACGGGCGCACGCTCGCCGGCTACGCGGCCGTGTACGGGCAGGACTCGCGCGAGATCGTGGAGGGCGGCCGCAAGTTCACCGAGCGCATCGCGACGGGCGCCTTCAACGAAACGCTGTCGAGCGGCGCGGATGTGAAGCTCTACTACAACCACGACGCATCGATGCCGCTGGCGCGGACGCGCTCCAAAACTCTTACGCTGAAGTCGGATCGCAACGGTTTGGCTTTTAGCGCCGAACTTCCTGATACGACGCTGGGCCGCGACATCAAAACGCTTTTGGAGCGCGGCGACCTGAGCGGCGAAATGAGCTTCGGTTTCTACGTCACCGAGGACAGTTGGAACAAGGACCGAACGCAGCGCCTGGTGAAGAAGGCATCTCTTGTCGAGGTGTCCATTGTCCAGGACGCGGCTTACCCCCAGACCAGTTCGAGCCTGCGCAGCGTTAGCGCGGCATACACCGAAGCCGTCTATGCGCGGCTCGCACTCCACTTCAGAAGGATGGCAGATCATGTCTGACGAGTTGAACGAGATCCAGTCGATCACCCACGAGTACCGCAAGTCGCT